AATATGTGGGCACATGTAACCACAAGCGAATGGAAGCATTAGCATATTTTAGTGAGGCGTCAAATGTTGCAGGAGTAAATGCCGCAGCGCCTACAATCCAGTCGCATGATTATAGAAATATAAAGATAAACAAAGGAATGACAATAACTATTGATGTGGAAGAAACGAAAAGAAAATTAGAACAATCAATGTACCCGAGCTTCCTACAATACGGCGGTTAAATAATTATTTGTGACGATGCGGAAACATTCAACCGCATAGGGTGAGGGGTGGGGAATATATGAAAGCGAGGTGAGCACATGTCAGAATTAATATGCAAAGAATGTCATTATGCAAAAGATTGCGAGCTGCCATGTGCAGCCTTTAATAATCTATATCAGTTATGGAAAGAACAAGACCACAAAGATAAAACAATTCGTATACGTAACCTTAAAAGGCAATTAGGAATAAGAGATGCAGAACCAAGTAACGAATTAAGGTATCTTGCAACTAAAATAATTAACAGGTATCCGGAGTTTGCATTCATAAAGGAATTTGATATCAAGATAGGCTATGTAATTAGTCAACAGCGAAAGAGCGGAGAAAAAACTACATATGCAGATTGCAGAAAAATTCCTGATGTGTATAGAGCTTATCTGCCATACGACTTTATAATTACATTTTATGAGCGAAATACTGGCTTCTTAAATGAGAATCAATTAAAAGTACTTATGTATCATGAACTAAAGCATGTTGGGATAGGAATGAAGGGTTTAAAAATAACACCGCACGACATAGAAGATTTCAAAGACATAATTTCAGAATACGGTATGGATTGGAATTCATATGGGAAAGAGCTTCCGGATATGTTAGGAGGTGGATAATTTGAGTAAACAAAACTCAACAAATTACGAACCTACGGAGAAGGAGAAAAACTTATTAGAAGTATTGATAAATCCTGATTATCGAATGAAGTCTATAACTGACATTTGTAAGGCTGCAAAATGCACCCGAAATATTTATTATAATGCTTTTGAAAAGCCTGGATTTGTAGAAGAATATAACAGGCGTTCTGCTAATCTTGTAAAGCAATCTGTTGGGTCTGTGATTAATACTTTTATAAGAGAAGCGCAGCGTGGAAGTTTTCAGCATGGCAAGGTACTTCTTGAAATGGCGGGGCTGTATACGGAGAATTCGAAAGTTGAGATTGCAGGAACTATGCCGGTGCAGATTATAGACGATATTCCTAAGGATGATGAGGATGGAGAAAATTAAGGTTAAATTAACTAACCTAATAGCCCCATCCTTTTATAGTGTCCACCATAGCATTAAAAGAGGTCAATATACTCACTATTGGCTTAAAGGAGGTCGAGGAAGTACCAAATCATCATTTGCTTCTATAGAAATCATAAGGGGTATAATGGAAGACCCGGAAGCAAATGCAATCGGACTGCGTAAGATAGCTAACACATTAAAGGATTCGGTATTCAACCAACTTGTATGGGCGATAGAGCAATTAGGAGTTAGTCATTTATGGAATATTCCCGAGGCTAAATTAGAATTAACCTATAACCCTACTGGGCAGAAAATAAAATTCAGAGGTGCCGATAAACCTAAAAGTATAAAATCAGTTAAATTTACAAAGGGGTACTGTAAATATATCTGGTATGAAGAAATAGACCAATTCAGAGGTCCTGAAGAAATAAGAACTATTAACCAATCTCTCATGAGAGGCGGCGAGCTGTTCTTTATTTTTTATACGTACAATCCTCCAGCAAGTCAACAAAACTGGGTTAATAAAGAGGTAATAGATACGAGACCGGATAAATTAGTACATCATAGCACTTATTTAACGGTTCCAAGGGCGTGGTTAGGTGAAATGTTCATTGCAGAGGCGGAGCATCTCAAGAAAACTAAACCGGAGAAGTATAATCATGAGTATATGGGTGAAGTAACAGGTACCGGCGGAGAAATATTTAATAATGTTACGGGCAGAGTCATCACGCAAGAGGAGAGAAAGAACTTTGATAAGATCAGAAGAGGAGTTGACTGGGGTTTTGCTGTGGATCCTTTTCATTACGGTGCTATGCATTTTGATAGTACAAGGAGAAAGCTTTATATATTCCACGAGTATAGAAAAGTTGGACTAAGCAACGCAAAGGCAGCTGAGCACATCAAAAAAGAGAATAAACTTAATCAGTTGGTTATCTGTGATTCAGCTGAGCCTAAAAGCATTAACGATTTAAAACAATGCGGTATTAGAGTAGTTGGTGCTAAGAAGGGACCAGACAGTATCGATTACGGTATTAAATTTTTACAAGATTTAGAAGAGATAGTAATTGACCCAGTTGACTGTCCGGAAACATTGAAAGAGTTTTTAGGGTATGAATATGAAAGAGACTCAGAAGGTAACTTCAAAGCTGAATATCCGGATAAAAACAATCACAGTATAGATATGGCAAGATATGCATTGAACAATGATATGAAGAATAGCCGTGGCATAACATTCTTGAAGTAGCGAGGTGATAAAGTGATAAAAGATGATATAAATATATTGACAAGGGAAGATTTGATCAAGATTTACATAGATGAATTTGAAGCTTCTTTAGAGCGTACACTTATGGAAAAAGGCGAAAAGTATTATAAGGTTGAGAATGATATTCTTAATCGAAAAATGTACCGCTATGAGAATGAGCATCCTGTAGAGGATGAAACAAAAGCAAACAATAAACTATCACATGGATTTATGCATACCTTGGTAGATGATAAAGTTAATTACTTGTTACTTAAACCAATCACTCTGACCTGTGACGATGAAAAGTACTTGGACAAAGTAAAGGAAGTTCTCGGCCGGAGATTTCAGAAGAGATTATCTCAACTTGGGAACGAAGCCAGTAATAAAGGAATTGCATGGTTGCATGTCTACATAAATGCTAAGGGTGAATTTAAGATGCTAAAGATACCATCAGAACAAATCATACCTATCTGGGCAGATAGTGACCATGAAAACCTGCAGGTATTAATCCGCTATTACAATGTGGAGACATACGAGGGCAAGAAAAAGAAATACATCACAAAGATAGAGTATTGGACACCTGAAACCGTAGAATATTATGTAATGCAAGACGATACTGTTATGGTGGATGCTGAAAAATACCTTAATGATGATTATGAAGGCCATTTTAAAATAAACAATGAGTCGGCAGGATGGGGCAGAGTACCATTTATTTATTTTAAGAATAATGACTTTGAATTGCCTGACTTGCAATTTGTAAAGACTCTTATTGATAACTATGACTTAACCAGGTCTGATGTTGCAAATCTGCTGGAAGAAATCAAAAACATTGTTTATATTCTAAAAGGTTATGGCGGGCAGAACCTGGGAGAGTTTGTAAGAGATTTGGCTTACTACCATGGGATTAAAATAGATGCTGATGAGGATGCAGGTGTAGAAAAAATTGAGAATACTATCAATATAGATGCTGCTAAAGAACATTATAACACTCTCAAAAAGGATATATTTGATTTTGGTCAAGGAGTTGATAAGAATAGTGATAAATTAGGAAACAGTCCTTCAGGAATAGCTTTGAAGTTTATTTACAGCGGGTTGGATTTAAAATGTAATGCCTTAGAAGGTTGGTTTAAATGGGGCTTTGAAGAACTCATGAGATTTGTAAACATATATCTTGAAATTACAAAGCAACTTGTATCAGATAAAGAAATAACAATAGTGTTTAACCGTGATATTGCAATTAATGAGAGTCAAGCAATAACGGATTGTCAAAATAGCAAGGGGGTAATCAGCGACAGGACTATAATTGCAAATCACCCTTGGGTTAAGAATGTCGATGATGAAATAGACCAGATGGAAGAAGGAAGCAAAACTAATGAACCTCCTGCATTCAATAGCAGAGAGGATGAGGAATAATGCCTAATAAGTCTTACTGGGAACAACGTCAGGAACAGAAATTTCTTGCCGGCGAACAGAAAATCAAGGATTATTACCTTGAGCTTGAAAAAGCGTTCGAACAGACGAAAAAAGATATCCAGAAGGTCATAAATGAATTCTATGGACGGTATGCAACTGAGAACGGACTTTCGTTTACAGCGGCACAAAGGGCGCTAAACAATGAGGAAATAGGGGACTTAAGAAGGTTTGTAGCCCTTGTAAATGAAAACATGGGCAAGTATAATCAAGAGCTTAATAATATGTCCATTAAGGCACGCATAACCCGATACCAGGCTCTCGAAAAGCAAATAGATGCATTACTTCAACAACTGTACACTATAGAATATCAATATAAAGGCGAAGAGGTTCTTAAGGATGTTTATTCTGATACATACTATCAAACATGGTTTAATTTTGACCAGTACAGAGGATTTCACCAAGAGTTTGCTCAGATTAATCCGACAGCCGTAGAGGAACTTATAAAATACCCGTTCAATGGTGCTGATTATTCAACAAGGTTATGGAAGCAAAAGGATCACATGCTACAACAGCTGAGCGAATCCATTACAACAATGCTTATACAGGGTAAAAATCCACAAGCACTGGCCGGCGATTTTGCAAAGAAGTTTGATACCAAGAAGTTTGAAGCATACAGGCTATTACACACAGAAGGCTCATTTATGATTGAGCAGGGAACCTTGGCGGCATATAAGGAAGACGGGGTTAAGAAATACCAGATACTTGCGACATTGGACAATAAAACTTCCGACATATGCAGGGAAGCGGACGGAGAAATATATGATGTTGACAAGGCCATTACAGGAGTTAATTATCCGCCGTTGCATATATTCTGCCGGTCTACAACAGTACCGTATGATGAGGATTCTGATTACTCCAAAGATAAGAGAGTTGCCAGGGACCCGGTAACAGGAAAGAGTTATGAAGTGTCTGCTGATATGAAATACAAAGAATGGCATGAGAAGTATATTGAGAGTAATCAGGAAGCAATCACAGCTGAAAAGAAGTGGGAAAACAGATTTACTGACAAGAAACAGTTTGCGGAATACAAAAAGGTTCTTGGTAAGGATGCGCCAAATAGTCTTGATAATTTTCAAAATTTGAAGTATAATAACGGTGAGGATTATAGGCTTGTAAAGGTAGATTATTCAAGGCGAAAGAGACTGGTTGACAATCCTGAATTAAAGTTGCCGAATGTAGAAAAAGCAACTATTGCAGATGAAAAATTTACTAAATATTTATTCGAGGGCAATAAAGAAACCGGGTTAAACAAAGGAAAACTTATTACAAAGCGGTTAGGTTATGATATTAACAGCTACAAAGAGTTTAAGACTGATATTTTAAAGAGAGTTGCCTTTAATCCCTCAATACTTAAATCCGATGGTAAATACGGAAAGAAGTATGAGCAGCAAGCCATTTTTTATAACAAGGATAGGATTCCTACAAATGCGGTAATTGGGTGGCAGGTGCAAGGTGATAAAACTCATTTGTCTACGATTTATGTAAAGGAGGTTAAGGATTGAAATTAAAAGAATTTGATACTGTTTTGCTTAAAGATAGTAGAACGGGGGATATCATGGATATTCAAGGTGAAGGCGAGGATATTACAATTGATATTAAGCTTGACGGTGATGACTGGGAAACAGATTATATTACCAAGGATGATATTGAAAAAGTAATACATTCAAGCGAAAAATAAAAGCACTTACAAGGTTAAAATAGCAGGTGCTTTTATTATGTCTTGAAAAAGGAGGTAGACTAATATAAGAAAACAACTACCAGAGCAATTACAGAAAAGCATAACAAAAAATGGACGAAAATATTTTGTTGGCATTGGATGCGATAAAAACGGTTATTTTGCTTTTACTCACAGAGCTCGCAGTAAAAGCTACCCGAATAAAAAAAGCATACCTATAAAAGTGCTTAAATATATTGAATCTACAGGATAGGGGGTATACAAATGAAGTTAAATATTATGGGAACTGAATATAAGATATCATTCAGGCTTCTTAAAGATGATGACACATTAAAGGATTGCGATGGCTATTGCGATAGCCCGAACAGAACAATAGTTGTAAGAGAATACACCAAAGAAGAACAGAAAACTGACAACATGACGGATAATTTAACTTCGTACGCTAATAAAGTATTAAGGCATGAAATAATCCATGCTTTTTTCTACGAAAGCGGCTTATCAGGCAACTCTATGCAATATAGTGGAGCATGGGCAAGGAATGAGGAAATGGTTGACTGGATAGCGATTCAGCTTCCTAAGCTTCTTAAAGCATTTCAGGAAGCAAATTGTTTGTAGGAGGTGATTCTTATCTCCCTGAAAGACGTTGGGTTAATACGTCTTATTTTTATGTCCGGAATGACGTTAAACTAACTCAGCCGGAGAATAACGGCTATATCCCATTACCGAGAGAGTCGGAATAAAAATCTATGGAGGAATGATTATGGAATGGTTAAGAGCAATACTTGAAAAAGCAACAATTAAAGACGGGAAGCTTGACATAGATGTACTTATGGAATTGATTAAGGCGGAGTTTCCCAAAAATGCGGTACCGAAGACGGAGTTTAATACTCTGAACGATACCAAGAAGGACCTGGAGCAGCAGATTAAGGACAGAGATAAACAGCTGAAGGACCTACAGGATAAAGCCAAAGGCAATGAGGACTTAGAGAAAACCATCAAAGACCTGCAGGAGGCCAATAAGGTTACAAAGGAACAGTACGAAGCTAAAATTAAAGAAATGGCTATAAATACTGCAATCCAAGCAAAATTAACCGATACTAAATACCCGGATTTGTTAATGACTAAATTTGATAAGACAAAGTTAGTTATGAATGCGGACGGGACAATAACGGGTATCGATGAACAACTGACAACAATCAAAGAAACATACAAGGATTTATTTGTGCCGCCTGTACGAGGGTATGAGCCATACAATAAAGATAAAAACCCGAACGGGCAAAAGAATCCCTGGAGTAAAGAACATTTTAACCTGACTGAGCAGGGGAAACTGCTCAAAGAAAATCCTGAGCTTGCAAAGCAATTAAAGGCAAGCGCATAAAAATCTAAAAGAAAGATGAGGTAAATTATGACTACAAGATTAGCGGACGTTATAGTCCCTGAGGTATTTAATCCTTATGTGATACAAAGAACAGCGGAATTATCTGCTCTGGTACAGAGCGGCATTGTGGTTCCTAACCCCGAACTTGATAAATTAGCATCCAGTGGGGGGAAACTGATTAACATGCCCTATTGGAATGACCTTACCGGTGATGACGAGGTGCTTTCTGATAATGGAGCGTTAACACCTGCAAAAATTACAGCAGAACAGGATGTTGCGGTGCTTTTAATGAGAGGGAAAGCATGGGCGGCTAATGATTTGACAAAGGCCCTTTCTGGTGATGACCCTATGGCGGCCATCGGTGACCTGGTTGCAGCCTATTGGGCGAGAATGGAGCAAAAAACTTTGATTGGCATTTTAACTGGCGCTATGGGCGCTGCAACAATGACAGGAAATGTACATGATATTTCGGCAGTGGAAGGTGAAGGAGCAAACATAACAGGTACAGCTTTCATAGATGCAAAAACAAAGTTGGGTGATGCTGCCGATAGGCTGACGGCAGTAATAATGCATTCCGCTGTATTTGCTTCGCTTGAAAAGCAGAATCTTATCGAGTACATTCCTAATTCGGAGGGTGTGGTTGATTTTCCGAGCTATATGGGCAAAAGAGTAATCGTAGATGATGGCTGCCCGGCAGCTGCTGGAGTATATACTACTTACTTATTCGGTGAGGGTGCAATCGGAAGAGGCGAAGGTGGTGCTCCGGTACCCACTGAAACAGACAGGGACAGCCTTGCAGGTGATGATATCCTTATTAACCGTAGACATTTCATCCTGCATCCGAGAGGAATAGCATTCACAGGTAGTGCAGCAGTTACCGGTGCATCTCCTACAAATGTTGAGCTTGCTACTACTACGAACTGGACAAGAAAATACGAAAACAAAAACATTCGTATTGTTCAGTTTAAGCATAAAATAGCGGCTTAATGGGGGTGCTTAAATGAGTGCCACAGCGTTCCAGAGAAAAAGAAGAGAAGCTGCCAAGTTAAAAGAGGCAGCTCCAGTTAAGGACAACAACAATGAAATAACTGTCAAGCAAGCAAAAGCGCTTCTTGATGAAAAGGGTATCAAATATGATGTAAGAGCTAAGAAAGAGGATCTTATTAAGTTATTAGAGGACGCTGAATAACCGGCGTCCTTTTCAAAAGGAGTTGATTATATGCCAAATGATAAATTAATTGCAAAAGTAAAAGAAAACCTCCAAATAGAAGATGATAGCAGAGATTTAATTATATCTGATGTAATTCAGGATGCTCTTAATTACTGTAACCTTACAGAGCTGCCGGGAGAACTTGAACCTTATATTAGAAAAAAGGTTAAGGGCATTATAGATTATGAAGCAGATAATGGTACAAGTTCAGTATTTGATGTTAAAACCATCAAAGAGGGTGACACGTCTACAACATACAATGTGGATGAAAAAACCTCGAAGGAGACGATTTATGGCTTGTCAGACAGAAATAAAAAGGTGCTGCAGGCTTTTAGGAGGACAAGAAAATGAGTGCTCTTAAAAGACTATGGAAAGATACGATGGATATCTACAGATGGGCTGAATACATCGAAAATGGTATTACAAAGGGTAAAGAAGAGTTAATTCATTCTGGAGTTAAATGTCATTACAGTAAAGGTTCATTGAACGACACAGGAGGTGAAGGGGTACCAACTCTCATTAATTCTTATACCCTGTTCTGTGATATTAATACGGACCTCAAAGAAGGGGACAGGGTGACTGTTACGCAGAGAAACGGCCGTCAGATTGAATTGTCGGTTGGAGAGGGTTTTCCATACACAAGTCACATGGAGTTTTCGGTAAAACGGGATGGTACAGCATGAGTCATAATTCGAGCAGCAATTATAGACGTAACAAGGCAGAGATTGATAAATTCAGGAAAGAATTAAAGTCTATGCTTGATGATATATCGGATATCGACATTAAGGTTTTAAACAAAGCAGTTAATGACGGCGTTAAAGAGGCCAAAGAGCAGACAAATGTTATATCCGGTCATATGCGCAGAAGCTGGCGTTCTGCTCCTGCCATAAAGTCAGCTAAAGGCGAAGCCACAAAAACTATGATTAATACAGCTGATTATGCGCCATATGTAAATTACGGCCACAGAATAGTTAATAAGTCAGGAGAGACCATAGGCTGGGTTAAGGGGCAGTTTATACTTGAAAGAACAGTTCATAGGGTCGATAAGGCTGTTCTGAGAGAGTTTAGAAGAGAGATTGAAAGGGTGAACAGAAAGCATGATAAATAGTATAAAACAAGCTATTGTAAATAAACTTCTTGAATTACATCCTGGATATAAAATCTATGATGAAGACGTACCGCAGAATTTTAAGAAGCCATCCTTTTTAATTTCATTGACAGACCAAGATTACAATAAGAGTTTGAATAATAAGTTTAAGAGTCTTATATCCTTTGATGTTGCTTATTTCAGTGATAAAAGGATTACGGAGATAAAAGAAGATTGCTTTGATATGCAAGTGTCTTTGTTTAGGGGCTTTGACTTAATAGGCAGATACAGAGTTTTAAATAAACAAGCTACAATAACAGATAATGTACTGCATTTTACTTTTGATATGAATTATTCTGAAATCAAGGAAGAAATATCAGATAAAATGCAGACACAAGAAACAAATACGAATTTATAGAAAGAAGGTTGAGAAATGGCAGGAACATGGGAAAGTCAAAATAAAATACTCCCCGGGGCTTACATTAATTTTCTTACCAACGCTCCGCTGTCGATAACTCCGGGCAGCAGGGGAACGGTAGTATTGTTACAGGAAATAAGCGTAGGCACAGCCGGAGAAATATATACAGTCACAGCAACAGAAAATGATTATCCTGAAGGAATAACAGCAGCTGATAAGCTGCTTGTTAACGAAGCTTTAAAAGGTGCTAAAACTGTATTAGTATATAACTTAGGTGCTGAACATGGTGCGGAAGTTGTAACAACCGCATTGACTGCTTTAAGAACAGTTCAATTCAATACATTAGCATATCCATATGACGGAACAGGCCATGATGCAAACAAGCAGGCTATTGCAACATGGATTGAAGCAATGCGCAAAGATGAAGGAGTCAAAATTCAGGGCGTGTTTGCAAATTATGTTGCTGATTCGGAAGCGATTATAAATGTTTCTCAGGGAATCAAATTAGCGTATGGGACTACTTTGACGGCTGCACAAGTTGTTGCTTGGGTTGCAGGTATAACGGCCGGAGCGAGCATTAATAAATCAAATACTGGTCAGAAATATGTTGGTGCTATTGATGCAGTTCCACGTATGACAAAAACAGAAATGGAAGCTGCTATTATAGCAGGGAAATTCATTTTTAAGGTTGATACTGCACAAAATGTCACGGTTGTATACGATATAAACTCTTTTACTACCGAAACAGCAGATAAGGGCAAAATATTTAAGAAGAACCGTGTAATAAGGACTTTGGATGGCATAAATAACGACATTGTCGAGATATTTGAAGCCAATTATGTCGGTAAGGTCAACAATAATGCCGATGGCAGGTCCTTGTTGAGAGCGACATTGATTGAGTATTTTAACGAGTTGCAGAGACTGAATGCTATTCAGAATTTCACAGCTGAGGATGTGGCTGTAAGCTCTGGGGTTGATTCGGATGCTGTAATTATAGATTGTTATATTCAGCCAGTGGATAGTATAGAAAAGATTTATATTACTGTTAATTTGGCATAAGGGAAGGAGGCTAAATTATGGCAGATAATTATGTAAGGTTAGCCGATACCATATCATCAAAAGAAGGTAAGGCTTATATTACGATCAATGGTGTAAATAGAGAGTTGTTTGAGATATCAAGTCTGTCGGCTCAACTGGAATTAGTTGTTCAGGCGAGACGAATGCTGGGGCACAGAATGACACAACATAAAGTAACAGGGGCAGAAGGTACCGGTAGCATGACAATGTACTTCATGAACAGCGACATGTTAAGACTTGCCTTAGCATACATCAAGGACGGCTCATATGGTGGAATAAAGCTTCAGGTAAAAAATGAAGACGAGCAGTCTACAATTGGGACTCAGGAAGTAGTGCTTCTGAATGTGATACTGGCTACTATACCGGTTACTACCCTTGACGATCAGTCGGATGATCCTATTACCATAGATACGGATTTCACTTTTGATGATATTGACGGTTTGAGTTATTTCGATTTACCGGTAAATTATAGATAATACTGGAAAATGATATGACTTTTATTATATAATCAACTGGGAGGTTGATTATATGGACTTAAGAAAAAAGGTTGAAGATGTATTTGAAGTTACAGCAGAACCCGCAGTTGACGTGGTGTCGAGTATGTTTTTAGACGGCATAGCGGGTTCTATAGTACCGGGGGTGGCAAGTGCAATGTTAGCTTATAAGCAAAAACGCTCTGAAAGAATGATTGAAAGTTTTATGCTCGAAACAAAAAAGCGGCAAGATGAATTTGAAAAGAAACTCCTTGATTTGGATGAAACGACTGTTGCCGAAATAACAAGTAAATATTTTGGATTGATAATGGATTACGTAATTGACAACAGGCAAGAAGAAAAAATAGAGTATATAGTTAATGGGTTTATCAACTTAACCACTATGGAAAAGCTACAAGAGGATGTAGTAATCATTTTTTATGATTTGCTGAGTGAATTAAATATGTTGGATTTGAGAGTTTTGAAGCTATATGATTATTTTACCAGATGCGAAACTTTTGCCGATATATTGGAAAGTGCCAAGATAACTTATGATCAATATAATTTGATTCGAAATAAATTAGAGCGATTAGGGTTAATTGAAGGTGCGGCGGAACCAAAATATGATGAGATGTTTGAAAATGTTCGAAATATGGGAGAATATTTAACCGCATTAGAGAAGGGTAAAAAAGCAAAGCTCAAATTTAAAAAGCCTGGGGTTATTAATCCCGCCTCGAAAAAGTTAACTAAATTAGGTCGGGAGTTCTTAAGCTTTTTTAGTAAGGAGTAATAAATATCTTAAGCACCTGAAATAGATAATACTGGCAATTCATGTTGAATTTTGGTATAATGTAATCAAAATTCAACAAGGGGGTTACTTATATGGCTAATAGAGTAGTAGCTGGAGATTATTCCGGATATGTGGTAGAGTTAGGATTCAACTCCGTATCTATAAGATATGGATTTACTAAACTCAAGTTAACTAAAAACATTGTTGAATCCATTGAGGTAATTACAGAAGAACATAGAAAGAGTGCAGCGAGTGGAGTTGCTAGAGGTTTAGTTGGAGGTGCTTTGTTAGGTCCTGTAGGATTATTGGCAGGAGGAATAAGTGCCAAAAGCAAAGGTAATTATCAATTAGCTGTACAGTTTAAAGATGGAAAAAATAGTTTATTAGAGATTGATAACACGATATACAAGACATTAACAAGAATATTATTTTAATAGAAGGCATTTCAATTGAGAAGTACTTTTTCCTTGGAAAAATATTTTGATAATCCCTTGACAACACATGGATGGAAAACTGAAATAAATATTTACAATCATATTAAAAGGAGTGTCAATCAAATGTCAAATTTAAGCACTCGAAAGGGTGATTTTAAAATTATATTGAAGTACATGTAATGTTTTGATATAATTTGTCAGAGGAATTGCCACAACGGATAGGCGGTTAGCTCCCTGCAAGGGGAGGTGATAATGTGGTTACTTATGGAGATTTATTTACCTTCAGGTTACTCATAGTAGCGATTATTGCCTTGTTTAACGACAAGCGAAAATAACTTTTACATAAAAAAATTAACCGCCCAAATACCAGTTGGACGGTTAATGTAATTTAACAACCAATTTTGGGACTGACCGTTTATTCGGCAGTTCCTTTTATTTAAGTTAATTATTGCACAAAATAAGGTATATGTCAACAAAAAGAGATAGAAAAATCTATCTCTTTTTTAATTCAATAAAAGAAGGAGAATAATTATATGAGTTCATTAAATGCGTTTTTAAATCCTGTGAAAGTTGAAAATCAGGAGGTTATTGTTTCAAACAGATTCCAAGAAGATGGTAAACCTGTTCCTTTTATCATCAGACCGATAACTCAAGAAGAAAACAAGTTTTTAATTAAAAAGCACACTAAAAAAGATAAAAAAGGCATTGAAACATTTGACAGAGCTGAATATGTGTCTGCAATGACTGCTCTTTCCGTTGTATATCCTGACCTAAAAAATGCGGAGCTACAAAATGCCTATGGAGTATTAGGCGAATCGGCACTGCTTCAAAAAATGCTTTTTGTTGGCGAATACGCAGAGCTTGCTCAAAAGGTACGTGAGCTAAGCAGTCTCGATGAAGATATCAACGAGGAAATTGAAGAAGCAAAAAACTAATAGAGCAGGGCGATGCTGAGTTTAATCTCATGCATTTCGCTCTGCAAAAACTTCATATCCTCCCTTCGGTTCTGAATGATTTGCCGCAGAAAGAAAAGGCGGCCATATACGCAAGTATACAAGTCCGGATAGACGCAGAGAAAAAGGAAGCAAATAAATTGAAGCGGAAAGGGGGTAGAAAACCACGGCGACGTTAAAAGCAGTTTTTAAATTATTCGATGAGTACTCTTCGGAGATAGAAAGAATAAACAGAAAAACAGAACAAGCAATAGATAAAATATTGAAAGCAAGCGGACAAACGGATAAATTCAATAAATCTCTTGATGCTACGGGTGCAAGTGCAAGGAAAGCAGGCTCAGGCATAAATAGAATGGTAAAATCGTTAATCGGTCTTGCAACTATTAAGAAAGGTATTGATATAACAGATGAATTTACAAATACGGCGGCAAGGTTAAACCTCATTAATGATGGTTTACAGACTCAAGCGGAGCTTCAGGACAAAATATTTGCCGCAGCAGATCGTTCGAAAGGTGCATATACAGATATGGCTACTGCTATATCAAAGATGGGTATATTAGCGGGTGAAAATTTTGGTTCTAATGACGAATTGATCGCTTTTACTGAATTGATACAGAAGTCGTTTAAGGTCGGAGGCGCTTCTGCAACTGAACAATCATCTGCGCTTCTGCAACTTACACAAGCTATGTCTGCCGGAAGGCTCCAAGGCGATGAATTTAGGTCCATAATGGAAAATGCTCCAATGATAGCAGATGCTATTGCAAAGTTTACAGGTAAATCAAAAGGTGACTTAAAAGAGATGTCAGCAGATGGAGTTATTACATCTGATATTATCAAGAATGCTATGTTCATGGCAGCAGATGATATCAATGCAAAATTTGAAACTATGCCTATGACCTTTGCTGATTCGTGGAATAAACTTAAAAATGCGGCATTACAAGATTTTGAGGGAATAATACAATTAGCTTCAAAAGGTGCACAGTTCATTGGTGATAATTGGAGTGATGTAGCGTCGATACTGTATGGAGCTGCAGCGGGCATGACTGCATTTGCGATTGCAACTACGATAGCAGATATAGCAAATAAGGGATTAAAAGCTACAATATTAGCAAATCCTTTATTATGGGTTGCTGTGGGTATAGGGGTTGTTGTAGCCGGTATAGCCAAGTGGGTTCGTGCAGTAGGAGGCATTGATATAGCTTGGAAGATTGCAGGTAATAATATTTTAAAGGGATTAGATTGGCTGACTATAGGTTACATGACCTTTGTAAAAGCAATTGACAATTTCATCGAGGGCATGAAGGTTGATTTCTTAACAACTACACAAGAATTAGTGAATGGTGGAATAGATCTCATTAATAAACTCATTGGAGTTGTTAATGAGATACCCGGTATTGCATTCGACACAATAGATAATGTTACATTTGGAGCAACGGCTCAAATAGAGTACAAAGCAAATAAATCTGCAAGGTCAAATGAATTAGCACGCATGAAGCATGCCGCAAGAATGGATGCCGCAATAAGACAATATGAAATTGATAAAGCGCAACAAAGTGTTGTAGATAAAGCAACAAGTGTCAATGCGGATTTTGATTTCAGTGATTTTGGAACCGTATCAGTAGTAGGCACAGGAAAGAACGGAGCAGTAAAAATCGATATGGCAGATGAAGATTTAAAATATCTTCGTGATATCGCCGAGAGAGATTATGTAAATAAATTCAGCACCGCAACGTTGGCGCCTAATGTCGCGTTCCATATAAGTGACATCAAAGAAACGGCAGATGTGAACAAAATAAAAGGTGTGCTTGAAAGAATGATGCGTGAGGAAATTGCAGTAGCAGCAGAGGGGGCGTATTAATGAGTTATGCGGTGTATTTTGCTTATAACGGTATAACTTACATGTTACCGGTTAATCCGGAGCAGATAGAAACCTCTTCCGTACAAGCAAACGAAAAATATGAAATATTAAAATTAGGGCAGATAGTTGTGCCGTCGCATATGGAACTCGCCGAGTATAGTTTTGAGGCAGAATTTCCGCACAGCGTCAGGCATTATGTTGAGACTTCCGGAGGCTTTCAAGGAGCCGATTTTTATTTAAAGCTCTTTGAAGAGTGGAGAAATGCGTTAAAGCCTGTGCAATTCATGGCAAGTAACGAAATAGGCGAAGATATAAATTCTCTTGTACTTATTGGAGAACTTACTACGACAGAAAAAGCCGGAGAGGAAGGGGATAAATATGTTTCTTTTAAACTAGTTGAATATAGAGAATTTAGTAAAAGGTCTAACATTACGCAAAGCGGTGTAATTGTAAATACGCTGGCTGCTGCACAGCCGGAAGTGAACCCTAAAAGCTCCGGCAGCTATACAGTTGTAAGCGGTGATAACTTGTGGGCTATTGCAAAGAAATATTACGGAGATGGGAATCAATATCCTAAAATTTTTAATGCCAATAAAGATAAGATAAAAAATCCGTCTCTGATTTATCCGGGGCAGGTGTTAACTATACCATGATGGAATTTTTAGTTGAAGTAGACAAACAAATATATGAAATCAGTGAGCTTGTAAAAGAGGTGTCATATACAGATAAGCTGAATGATGGGTGCGGTAAACTTGAATTTTCGTATGTTGATGATAGCTTAAAGATACAAAACGGAAGTATTGTAAGTTTCAGATATGATAATGCCGGGATTTTTTACGGAGTTGTGTTTAAACATGGTCAGAACAAGAAAAAAGAAATAACCGTAACAGCATATGACCAGCTCAGGTATTGCAAGGCTAAGGATACTATATCCGTAAAAGATAGTACAGCAGCTAACCTGGTAAGGAAAATGTGTAACTATTTCGGGCTGAAAGCAGGAACATTGACGAATCCTGCTTATGTGTTGCCTGTAAGTGTTCAAGAGAACAAAACATGGCTTGATATTATTTATGGAGCCATAGAAGATACATTGACGAACTCGGGAGAATGGTACGCATTGCGGGACGAATTTGGAGCGGTGGCTTTGAGAAACCTTAAAGAACTAACGCTTGACTTGATACTCGGTGATTATAGCCTCGCTTATGATTATGAGTATGAAAAATCTATCGATGATGATTTTTACAATCAAATAAAATTAGTGAGTGCAAATGAAACAACAGGAAAAGCAGACGTGTATATGCCGTATGATAATGCATCAATTGAAAAGTATGGGTTGTTACAATATTACGAAGTCCTTGATAAGAATTACAACCCTTCCCAAGCGAAAATTAAAGCTGATATGCTGCTAAGTTTATACAACAGAGAGGTTGAAACTCTCACATTAAACTGTTTGGGTGATGTAAGGATAAGGGCCGGGAGTAGTTTTTACGGCAGCATTGAGGATATAGAACTAAATAAAAGGCTGATTGTCCGATCTGTTACGCATGATTTTCTGCCGGTTCACACAATGACTGTGGAGGTTGCGATATGATAAATGAAATTAAGACAATCGTTCAAAATTACCTTAATAATGCAAAATTGTGCAGCATTCTTATAGGAACAGTTGCAGACGAAGGAATCAAAGTAAGCGATAAATTGACCATACCTCTGGAATTAGTTGTTGGGAATTTAAAAGGCTCTTTAATTGTAGGCAGTAAGGTTCGATTACTAAGAAATCACGGAGGACAGCAGTTTTACATCTTGGAGGTGATACAGGAATGATTCCGGAAAGCTTAATAACACCAGATTTAACACTGGAGAATAACGAAGAGCCTTCAAGAACATATAAAATGACGGAATCAAAGCTTCAAGGCTTCACAGATGAATCAAATGCATTACAGCAAGCTATATATAAAGTGCTCAGTACAGAAAAATATGAGTACCCAATATATAGCTTTTATTATGGGATTGAGCTTGAAAGCCTCATAGGTAAGGACAGAGGTTATGTGAAGATCGAGCTTAAAAGGCGAATTCGGGAATGTTTGCTTCAGGATGAAAGAATTACGGGAGTTGATAATTTCCGGTATCAGGAAAACGGAGATATCTTAAAATGCACCTTCGATGTGCAGAGTATTTACGGAAGTTTGACTGTTTCAAGGGAGGTGAATGCCTGATGTTTGAGAACATGACATATGAAAGCATATTGAGAGATATGCTCAGCAGGGTTACCAACGATGTGGATAAAAGAGAAGGATCGATTATTTATGATGCTCTCGCTCCAGCTGCATATCAACTGGCGCAGACATATTTTAATTTAAACAATTTTATTGACCTTGTATCAGGTGATACAGCTGTTGGCGAATATCTGGACAGGGTAGTAGCTGACTATGGGCTTACAAGAAAACAGGCTACAAAAGCAATAAGAAGAATAGTCACAACCGGAAGTATCCCCGTAGGCAGCAGATGGGGGTTAAATGACACATCCTATGTTATTACGGAGATTATATCAACCGGTACATACAGGGCTGAATGTGAGCAATATGGGGAGATAGGAAACATATATACCGGTACACTTGAAAACATCGATAATATATCGGGAACTGCTACATTGACGGATATTATTACTTCCGGGCAAAACACGGAATCAGATGATAATTTGAGGGCGAGATTTTATGCATATCTTCAAAGGCCTTCAACCAGTGGTAATGCATTCAATTATAAAGAATGGGCTATGAATGTATCAGGTGTTGGCGATGCCAAGGTCTTTCCTTTGTGGAATGGCAACGGTACTG